CTACGTCAGGCGGGCTCGGATGCGGTCCCAGTCAAGATTCGATACGGCGTCATCGAAACTGTCCGCTGGATTGTGCATCCGGTCCAACAGTTCGTCGTTCTCGTCATGAAGGTCGATGGTCCACTGCTCGGCTCCGAGGTACGTCTCCGGGTTCTCGCCCGCTGGCCACCGTGTGACTTCCACGCGAACGGATTCAGGCCCGCTCGCCGTCTCGACATCCAGGTGGAGCGTCGTTGTCTCGACGAGATCAAGCCCGTGCGGAGTCGCGCTGATACCGCGCTTGGCGAGCGCGTCAAGCATCATCTTGGCATGGCGTTCACGAGTAGTCATGCCTCGACTTTAGATCAGTATCACCCCATGAGCGCCACCGTCTACGGGATAACGTCGTCGCGATCTCGCCGGAGAATATGGATGCGTCTCCCCTGCCGCCAGTTGCCCCGTCCGGGGCGATCAGCGTTTCATGTGTAGACGGTCGCGGGGAGCCCGCCGCAGTCTCGCCTGCCGTGACGCGTACGAAGACTGACCGCAACGAAGAAGCGCGCCCCGGCCGCTCCCTTGTGAGGAGCAGACCGGGGCGCAGTTCTGTACCAGCGCTTTATGCTTTGGTCTTCGCGTTCACTGCGGCGCGGCCATCAGCTTTCACCTCGCGGGGTAGAGCCGAGGCCGATCTTCTTCAGCCACGCGTCGACGGCAGGAATCGCCATGACGCGTGAGATCGCGGCACTGATCGCTGCGGCACCCGCGATGACGCCGGCCGCCCACGCGACCCAGGACGCCGGCAGAACGTCCGCGACAGCGTCGAGCACCTGCGGTGCGACGAGAACGAACGTGGCGAGGATGCCGGCGAGGGTGACGGCAACCTGCACGGCGGTACGCAGGGCACGCTGCGCCTTGAACCAGATCTCGCCCGAGGGCTGAGTAGTGCTCATGGTTTCTCCTTCGTGTGATGTGCGGACGTCGACGGCCAGTCGGGCAGATCCCCGGGGCCGAGACAGGGCGCGTCGATGATGATGCGGCGGTGTACCGCGAGGGCTTCGCGCAGGATTCGGTTGTCGCGCTCGGCACGATCCGCGCGGTCGATCTCCTGCCGCCGGAGTGCGACCTTCGTGTCGCGTGCCCGGTTCCACTGCTCGACGGCGGTCTTGATGACGAGGCTGACGACGCCGCCACCGATGAGGGCGACGACCCACTGGGTAACATCCATCAGCTACCCCCGGCGTGGCTCGTAGTCCCACCTGCGGGTGAGCATCATGCGGACGATGAAGACAGCGGCGGCGAGGACGATGAAACCCATCTGTGTCCAGCGTGACGATCCGGGTTCGGCGTTTATCTGCGCGGCGAGGACGGTTGCCTCGTAGATGCCCGCCCCGGCGAGGATGAGACCGATCGAGGATCGTTCCACCCACCACCAGCCCGGCAGCACCGCGACCGTGCCGCCGAGCCCGCCCAGCGTGATCAGCACCGCCCAGAACAATGTCAGTGCCGTCCCGAGCCGCCATTCGACCGACGACGGCGGGTTCGTGATCGTCACCATCCCGACCGCCGTCGTGATCAGGTACACGCAGAAGTAGAACGCTTTCAGGTGCCGCGGCTCGCTGATCGCCTCCCACAACCGCCGCACTGCAGAGACGGCACGCATGATCACCCCTTGAGGCGTTCGGCGGTCTTCGTGAGGATCGCGTCTGCGAGCTCGGACGCCTGCACCTCGGTCACCTGGCCGGCGATCGCGTCCGCGAGGGCCTGCACGTCGATGTCGCCGCCGCCCTGCGCGCGTTCGATCTGCTGCGCACCGATCTCCGACATGATCGCGCCCGTGAGGGAGCCGTGCGTACGGACGCCCTTCTTTCCGAAGCGCACGCTGTCGTAGATCGCGAGCACGCGATCCGCCATGCGCTTGATCAGGTCACCGATACCGTTCCGCGCCCACACGTGCGCGGCCATGTCCTCGTACGGGAAGGTGCGGATAACCTCCGCGGCAACCCGCTTCACGTCTTCACTGGAAAGGGGCATGTCTTCCTCCTCGATCTCGCCTGCCGCGCTGGCAGTGCTGTAGTTGATGGGTGCGCCAAGAATGGTCTCGGTCCACCCGAAGTAGGGCCGGCCGATCTGCGCTTCACGCTGGTCGATCGTGCAGACGCCGACCTCGCCGTACTTCGGGTAGTCGGTAGCGACGACTCGGCCACCGCCGAGGCTGATCACGACATCGCCCGCGTCACTCCCTGCCTTCGGCCCCCACCAGACGGGGACACCTGCGGGCGGGTTACGGTCGCCGGCGTGCTTGCCCGGGCTCCCGTACCAACCGGCCGTGGCCGTCTGATAGTCGCCATTGGCGAGGCCCGCCGCTCCCGCCTGCGCGTACGCCTGCCACACGTAGTAGAGGCACGCGCCGTGATGGGCGAGCTCGCCCCAATTGCGGAGGATGCTCGCCGCCTTCGCTCCGTCAGCTGCCATAGTGTCCCTCCCGGGAAATAGGAAGCCCGCCCGGGTTTCAAGCCCGGGCGGGCTGTCAATTCGCCCCGATCGGGGGCTGTATCGGGGTTAGGCGACGGATGCCGTGTTTGCGTTCGTGAACCACGCCACCGATGCGCGCAGCACTTCGCCGGTCGTGTTGCCGCGCACGATGATCCGGCCGTTCGGATTCACCTGGATGGGGCACCGCTTGACCGTCGAGTGGTCCGGCGTGGCGTCTCCGTAGGCGAACGTCGTCGGCGTGTATCCCTGGGGGATTCCGCTCGTGACATCGGCTCCTTCAGGCAGCTCGATCCCGGCGATCGTCAGCGTCACTCGATCGCTCGATCGTGTGACCGAGATGTGGCCGCCGGGCGACCCCACGACGGCTCCGGGGAATCGGTCGGTGATGTCGAGCTCCGTCAGCCCGGCTCCTCGAGGCTCGTACCGGGAATCGAGCTCGTGCCGCGTGTAGCTCGAGCCGTCCGCGAGGATCATCGCCATATCGAGGTCCGTGCTCATCGCGGACGCCGATCCGGCAACGAGTGCTGCACCGTCGAGGACGGCTCGCGCGTCGGCGTACCGTTCGTTGATCGGATTCGCCCCGAGGGTCACGACCGTGCGGCCGTCGCTGGTGACGAAAGCGACGTTGCCGACGATCTGCGTACTCCCTGTGAGGCCTCCCGTCTTCCCTGCCCGGAACTCGGGCAGGTTGCGCGCGGTCGGATCGATCGTGTGCACCGCGTCCAGGACGCGTGCGTTCGGACCAGTCACCTCAACCTGTGCCGTGTACTGCCCCATGATGTCGATCAGCGTCGGGTCCTCTGCATCGATCCGCTCGATGAGCTCCGCGAGCTGCTCCGCGGTCGCACGGTTCGAGAACGACAGGCCCGACGTGTCGTTGAAGATCGCGCCTTCCCAGCCCCACGACGTGGCCTGCGTGTTCATCGCGGTGATGAAGTCGGCCATGCCTGTGCCGATCTGTTCCCCGACGACACGGCCCATGACGCGCGCGGCGGCGTTGTGCGAGGGCAGCATCATCAGCTCGAGCAGACCGCGATAGGTGATCTGGTCGCCGTCCTGTAGGCGCGGGAGCGTGCCCGACCCGGTGAGGCCGTCCGCCGTCGTCACGGTCACGGTCTCGTCGAGACGTGCGTCCGTGATCGTCTGGCGTGCGAGCCAGGCGGTGAGCATCTTCGTCAGCGATGCCGGGATGATCGGCTCGCTCACGTTCTTCTCGAACGTGACCGCGCCGGCTTCACGCATGATCGCCGCCTTCGACGACAGCCCGTCGACCTGGTAACCAGGCGGATTGGAGCGCGCCGTGAGCAGTCGCTCCATCCGCTGTCGCACCTCGGCTGAGGGCACACCGTCGAAGATCGCGATCGCGCCGATCTTGCCGTCCCACGTGTAGGCAGCGTTTCCCGACGAGTGTCCACCGATCGTGAGACCGGACATCGGCATGGTGAACGGGTGGTCGGGTCCGCCGGAGCCGTCGTGGTACTGCGCGACGCCGTCGATGAAGAAGCGAGAGCCGGTGTTGCCGTTGAACAGCGCGCCGATCACGTGCATGTCGGTGTCCTGCGTCGAGTTGCGAGCCATCCGGTTGTGGCCGGCATAGTACGCCCACGACTGGTTGCCGGTGCCAGCGACGAAGATCGCGTTGCGGTCGGCGGTCGAGCTGTCGACTGCGAAGTTCCCCGTCCCCATCTCACCCGTGCGCGACTGCGCGACCACCATGATGAACGTTGGCTGCTCCTTGGCGGCCGCGAAGGGGCCCGTGCGGAGGGAGTGCTCCCCGCCGGCCTTCATGTAGTCCAGCGCGTCTGATGCGCCGAACCCATCAGGAGCGAACGCCGGGCGGCGTGCGTACGACGGTGCGACGGCGTCGGGAAGGTTCCCAAGCGCGTCGCGCAGCCGGTCGACCTGCCCGTCAATGATGTCGCGGGTGCGGGCGTTCGATGGGTCGTAGACCGCGGCCCAACCATCAGCGATCGCGAGATCCACCAGCGCCTGTGCTTCCGCCGAGGGCGACACGTCGTCTTCCCAAGCGAGGCGACGCCATCCGGTGAACGTCGTTACCCCGTCGGTACTCAGCCAGCCGCGACGCACCCACTCGCCCGACGACTCGGTGTAGGACTGTCGCACGACGCCGGGGTGATCCGTCGGGTCGACCTTGAGGATCGCCGGCGACGGCGGCACAGCGTACGGAAGGCCCGCGCGAGCAACGCCGGACTCGATCCGGTACGTGCCCGCGTGCGCCTCGTCGACGAGCGTGTCAGCATCAGCCTCGAGCACGCCGCGCGGCATCGAGACGATGTCGGACGACACGATCATCTGCCATGCGCCCCAGGCCGAGCTCGACACGACCTCACGCCATGCGGCGGGCCTACCTGCTACGTAGACGCGCTGGACTTCCGAGAGGCCGGGAGCGGCCGAGACAACCTCAGCAGTCGCTTCGTTCTGCAGCGGGAGCATCCACTCCGGCAGTCCCTGGATCGTCGCACCGACTCGCCAGTTACCCGCCCACTGCCGGCCGCGCATGTCGTCCATGTGCGTGCCCTCAGGCACCGCACCGCGAGTGATCAGCGCCGCCCCCAGCGAGCGCAGCACGTCCTCCGTGATCGACGTCGGCGACGGGATCAGAGCAGACAGGGTGCCGCCGGGGAACAGTTTGTGGACGCCCGGGAGCTCGGCGTACGCATACGCCTTCCTCTCCGGGTCATCCGTCGTCGACAGCCAGCGGGCCGCGATCTTGTACTCCGTCTCCGGGCGGCCCTTGAGATGCACCGTGTACTCGCCCGTCGCGGCGTCCACGAGCTCCGCCTCGCCCTCGACCGCCGGGACCATAGCGTTGTCGACGACCATCGACTCCACGGGGCGGAAGAACACCTGCGGTGCACGCTCAGGCTCGATCGCTTGCCCCACCACGTCCTTCAGGTAGAAGGACACATCAAACTCGGCCATAACGCCTCCCCAGGCGGTCGCAATCTTGAGATACTGAGATGACCCTAGCGGTCGCTAGCGACATCTCCCCGGATCTCTCCGGGCAGAAGTGGACCTACGCGGCGTCCTGTGCCGCCATATAGGCCTCGAAGTCCTCGGTCGCGCCGAAACTCGGCATGGAGGCCGATGGGCCCGACCAGAAGGTGATGTGGCAGTGGGCGCCGTACCCGTAGTCGCTACCGAAGCCAGACGCCCCGGAGACCGCGACGACATCGCCCTGCGAGACCTGCTGCCCGACTGTCACGGGCGAGCCGGACAGATGCAGGAACCGGAACCAGGCGCCGCCGTCCGTCTTCATCGCGACGTACCGGCCGGTCGCGTTCGCGTTCGACAGGTTCACTTGCGTAATCTCGCCGTCAGCGGGCGCGTACACGCTCGTCCCGATCGGGCATTCGACGTCCGTGCCCGGCTCGGCGCTCGGCGGGTTGCGATCCTTGTGGCCCTGCCAAGACGACGAAACGCCCCACTGGGAGGCGCTCACGGGCCAGATGTAGCCCTCGGGATTCAGAACCGGTGGATCACCCGGGTCCCCCGGATCGCCGCCGTCTCCGGACCGTGGTGTCTTGTACAACTGCCCAGACGCGTCAGCGGTGACCAGGTAGTCACCTGCCCCGTCCGGCAGGCCCCGCATCGCGAACGCATCACCCACGAGATCCACAGCCGTCTCACCCTGGATGATGACGATGCCGTCGTTGCCGAAGATGTACGACGGCCCGGTGCCGAGTTGCATCGCCGCGACATCGCTGCCGAGGATGTTGAACCGCTTGAGCGTGATCGGCTCTGGGCCGTTGACGACGACCTCGCCACCGTCATGCACGGTGACGTCGCCGCCTGAGCGGACGTTGAAGCCGGCACCACTCTGGACGTTGTACGTGCCGGTCTGGTCGAAGGTTCCCTCGAGCGAGGTGTCGCCTGTGATCGCGAGGTCGCCGTCGATCGAGGTGTCACCGGTGATCGTCGTCGGTCCAACGACGCCGAGCGTCCCGGAGATGTCGACCTGCCCGGACAGAACGGCACGCCCGACGAGCTCGAACAGCCCCTCGACGCGGATGACCGAGCCGTCCTTCATCCGGACGCTGCCACGATCCGTCGACGCGTGGCGCAACGGGTTCGCCCGGAGCATGGCCCGAAGCGCCTTCACTTCCTCCTTGAGCGCCTGGAACTCGGCCGGGTTGACGACGCTACTCACAGCGGCACCACCTCCGGCTCGTACGTCTCTTCATCGGTGCTGCTGTAGGACAGTCCGACGGTGTAGTGCATGCCGTCCTCGGGGGCCAGGAACCGGTCGCCGGAGTACGTCAGGTGGAATCGCGTCCCGAGGCGCAGGCGCGGCAGTGCCGGCCGGCCCTGCTCGGCGTGTAGCCGGAACTCGGTCGCCTGCGATGGTGACCTGTGCTTCGCGATGTGCGACTCGGCGAGATCGCGGAGGTCGCCGTCTTCCGCGACCAGATCCACGGCCGCTTCACGCGCCGCCATCGGTGGGCCGGTGACCGGGCCGACCTCCTCGACCGGGCGATCCTCCCCGTAGCCCTCGCCGCGGGCGAAGACGCGGGACAGCTGCCCTTCGCCCGAGAAGGTCCGCTTCAGCCCCGAGCCGCGCGGCGACCGTACCGACATCGGCAGGTCGATCGTTGGTCCCGCGATCCTCGGGTCGCCGATCATCACGTCGTAGCGGAGGTACCCGTTGACAATCTTCGGGACGAGCGCGAGATCCGGCCCGCCAGTCTTCGACCGGATGTGGTCGATGATCTCGTCGATCGTGGTCCAGTCCTCACCCTCCCAGAGATGCGAGAAATTGCCGGCTTCGCCGAGGTAGGGGATGTCGAGCGGCAGGTCCCACGCGGGATCCCACATGCCGGCACCGATGCCGCGCTGGACGGCCTTCGCGAGCGCGCCGCGCAGCGACATCGACACGATCTGGAAGTCAGCCGCCGATGTGCCGTACGCGCCCTCGCCCGCCGAGAACGGGTAGCGGTCCTCGAACAGCGTGTCCGCGGTGACGGTCTCGAGCTCGAGGATCTCGTCCTCGGCCGACCATGTGAAGTTCCGCACCGGGCCGGCATACATCGGGACGCCGTCGTGGAACTCGCATAGCGTCGTCCACCAGTTGCGGACCGACTCCCGCCACGTGAACGCATCGTACGGGGATGTCGCGAGGCTGATCTGGTGCGTCCCGGAGCCTCGCGAGGTCATCGACAATCGCCACCGACCCTCGACGCTCTGCGAGTCGAGAGCAATCGGGATCGGGTGACCGTCGAGCGTGCCGTACATCGCGTAGGAGCGAGTGACCATCGTTCGCCCCCTTCCGCGCTATGGCAGGTACGTCTCCGAGTAGGTGACCTGCAGCTCGCCGGCCGAGGTCGCGAAGGTGTGCTGCCCGGGCGGGAGCTCGAGCGGGTCGCGGCGGGCGACGCCCTGGTTCACCGGAGTGCCGGCAACGTAGAAGATCCCGGTATCGGCGTCGTACTTGTGCCAGACGCCGTCGACGAGGTCGCGGGTCACGTCGACGCGCCCGCCCGGGCCCGTGATCGTGTAACCGCCCGTGTGCACACCTCGCACCCGGATCACGACAGGCGCCGGATAGGTGCCGTAGTGGTTGATCGTGACGGTCGACGCCCAGGCGGTCTGCTCCTCGTCCCCCGCATAGACCCGTTGGTCGTCCGCTCTGAACTCGATCGTGAAGTCCGCGAAGCCAGTCGACCCGCGCCGGACGATCTGCACCGCCCCGTTGCGCTTCACGAGCGCACGGCGCCATGGCCGGCCGAACTCGGTCCACGACAGCCAGCCGAGGTCGTCGTCGCCAGGGAGTATGCGCTGCAGACTGTCGATCAGCGTCCCGAGCATTGACGGGGTCGGGGCGTAGATGAATCCCTCGAGCGCCGGCTCTCGCGCGGCGTCGCGACGGTTCCGGGTGCGGACAAGGCCAGGGCGCCGCATCGCGAAGATGTCCTCCGCCGATACGGCGCCCCCGCCGAGGAACCCCTCGGCCTCGCGCACGTAGATCCCGGGCGTGAAGTCGAACGGCCCGCCGCTGAAATGCACTCCCCCGACAGTCCACCGAGTCGATTCCGCGCTGCCGACCATGACTACAGACCTCCGCGTGAGAACCAATCGTTCATCTGCTTCCTCAGCTCCACACGCACCATCCGGCGAATCGCCTCCGGTGACATCCCCGCCGCGTTCACGACCGCCAGACCAATGTGGGGCATCGCCCCTGTACCGCGGCGAGCGCTGGTGCCGTCGCTGGTGGAGAGGATGCCACCGTCGGCCATGGGTGCCGAGCCGGGCATGCGGTGCAGGCCTTCCATGAGGAGAGCCCAGGAGCGGGGCGAGCCGTCGAGGGGTAGGTAGAGCTCGGGGACGTCGGGCCGGTCGCCGACGACTCGCCAGGTGTTGGGCGAGACGGTTTGTGCGATCGGCGCCATGGGTGCGAGTCCGCGGACGCCGCCTTCGGCCATGAGTTCGACGATTGCTCCGTCGTGCTGGTAGCTGAGGGTGCCGTCGCTGTTGAACTTCGGCAGTCCGGTGGGGGTCTCGATCACGGCACCTGGCCTGTAGACGCCCCAGCCTGGTTGCTTCTGTTCGATGTACTCGGCGGTGATGGTCACCTTCTTGTACCCGGGGATGGAGTTGATGCTTCCGCGCAGCCCGTCGATTCGTGCTTTCTGGCTGGTCGCGTTCGATGAGAACGACGTCCGCTTTGATGACGGCGTCTTCTCAATCTGTGCGATGAGTGCCCTGGCGCCTTCTTCGGTCAGCCCCATCTGGACGAGCTGCCCGACGAGCGCCTCGCGGGATGCGTCGTATCGCTCCTCGAGTTCTGCTTGGCTTTCACCGGCGAGACTGGCGACTTCGCGTTCATGTTCCATCGCGCCGATCGCGCCCTCGAGCTGTTCGGTGAGCCGGCTCGATGCTTCGACGGTGCCGTCCTTCGCGATTGTGAAGGCGTCGATGAGCTCGGTGCCGTCCTTCGCGGAGATTCCCACTTGGGAGACGGCGTCGGCCGTTTCGAGCGCCGCGTCGTGGATGTAGCCGGTCGCGATGGCCGGGTCGAAGAACTCGTTGACCTTGTCGCGGGCGGCCTCGAGCGTCGGGATCAGCGTGTCCCGCTGCACGTCCGCCGCCGTCTCGGCCGCTTCTCCGAAGCCGCGCATGTCGTTCGAGATCTGCAGCCATTCGGCGCCCATCTTCGGATTGAGGAGCACGGTGGCGCGGCCCATCATGTCGGCAAGGTCCGCGAGCGGCCCGCCGATGAACTCGCCGATGCCCTCCGTCGCGCCGGCGAGGCTCTCGAGGAAGCCGACGCCGATGTCGAATGCGCCGTTGACGAGGTCGCCGAGGAAGCTCATCAGCGGGCCACGGTTCGTCGATACCCAGTCGGCGAAATCGCCGAGCGGATCGGAGAACGCGTTCGCCAGTGCCCCTTGAATGCCTTCGACCGCGACCTGGATGTTCCGCTTCGCGGCCTCCATCTTCGTGGCGTCGTTGTCCTTGAGCGTGTCGAACATCCGTTGCGCGGCACCCGTCACGCCGTCGAGCTCGTCGACGGCAGTCGACAGGTCCATCGCGAACAGCGCCTCGCCGAGGTCCTCAGCCTGCGTGCCGAAGAGGGCGATTGCGGCCTGGTTGCGGGCGACCGGGTCTTCCATGTCGCGGAGCCCGTCGAGGACCTGTGCGAGCCCGTCGCGGGCGTCGTCGCCGCCGCGAGCGATCTTCGCCGTCATCTCCTCGGCGTTCAGCCCGAGGAGTTCGAACCCCTCGGCCGATGCCTCCGAGGCGTCGGTCGCCCGGATCTGGAACTCCTTCAGGGCGTCCGCTGCCAGGTCGCTGTTGCGGGCACCGGCCTGCATGCCCTGGTTGACGAGCCCGAGCGCTTCCTGCCCGGACAGGCCGAGCTTGTCGAACAGCGCCGGATACTCCGTGAACGTGTCGAGCAGGTCCTCGTTGCGGTTGACGCCCTCGCGGGCGCCGGTCGCGAGGACGTCATACGCCTCGCTGGCGGACTTCACGACGCCCGTGGCGAGCATCGTCGACACGGCCGCCGCGATCGGGCGGACCTCCTCACCGAGCACCTCCGATATGCCCGTGAGTCCCTCGATGGTCTTCTGCGCCTGACGCTGCGTCGCATCCTCGTCGAGGATGTTGAACTGCAACGCCAGCCGCGACGTGTCCATGTTCGCTTCGATCGACTCGCCGAACGTCAGCGAGTACGCCTCCCCCGCGGCAACCGCGAAGCGGCGAGCTGTGGCTTCGTCGATGCCGGTGAGGGCCTTGAGCTGGTCGCGGGTGACTTCCTGCTGCAGTCCGTCGGTGAAGCCCTTGTGGACGGCCGTGCCGACGGCGGCGGCGATGCCGACGACGGCGCCGGCGATCGGGATCGTCTTGAGGGCGGTGAGGATGCCGTCGCCGAGGTTGTCGCCGGCCTCGCTACCGGATTCGGCGGCGTGGTCTTCGATCTCGTCGAGCTTCTCCTCAGCGGGGACCGTGTTCGCGTCGACCGTGATCGTCTCTCGTGACCGCGTGAGCGCGTCGCGCTGCCGGGTCAGCTTGTCGAGGCGGGCCTCGGCGCGCTTGATGTCTGCCGACACGTCGAGCTCTGTCTCCACCGAGCGGAGGTACTCGAGGCGCTGCTCTGTGCGGTCGATGCCCTTCGTGGCGCGGTCGATGTTCGCGTCGATCTGCACGGCCGTGTCGTGGGACACGATGCGCTTCGCGGCCTGCTCGACGCGGTCCATGCCAGCGAGCGCGTCGCTGGTGTCGGCGCCGACCTTCTGCTCGATCGGCTTGCCCTCGACGGTCTTGCCGAGTTGCTTGACGTCGGCCTCGGCCTTCTGGATCCCGGCAGTGTTGGCCGTGAAGAGCACTTCGAGGTCGGCGACGCGCAGCGGCATGGTTCACCTCCGGGTGAGCGCCCTTCTCAGACGCGTGTCGCTGTCGAGCAGGCTGAAGATCATCGTCCGGACGCCCGGCCACGGGCGGCCCCGGACGGCCGGGTCGTACAGGTCGACGCCGTAGTGCAGGGCGAGGTCGGCGACGACGAGCCGCCAGTTCTCGACGAGCGTGAGCAGGGACTCGTCGAGGTCGATCTTGGTCGCACCGGCCGGGGCGGGCGCCGCGGGCGCGGCCGGCCGGACGTCGGCTGGCACCCGATAGTCCGGGTACCAGCCGTCTTCGTCCGGCGTGCCGACGCCGTAGGGCGCCCAGTCCTCGGCCGTTACGAGACTTTTGGGGCCCCGTCACCGCCCGTGCCAGCGTCGTCGTCGCCGGCCGTCTCCGGGGCCCACATGGCGACCGCGAGGCGGTCGGCGTACTCACGGCCGCGAGCCCAGTAGAAGACGGCGTAGTAGCCCATCCGGTCTATCGTCGTCGCGGAGACGCCGTCGGCGACGAGCTGCGCGTAGACAGGTCCGAGCGCGGGATGCTCATCAGGGCCGATCGCGTCGAGCACCGCGGAGACCTCCGCGGGGACCTCTCCCTTGACGATGCCGAGCTGGATCTCGCCGCGCACGGCGGACGCGAGGATCTTGCTCGACGCATCGACGCTGGGCGGCGGCACCATGTAGGTGCGGCCGCCCAGCTCGAGCTCCAGACCCGGCGCGGCCCATTCCTCGAAGGAGACCGCTGACACGTCAGCCTCGCGTGAACGTGTACGGCGCGGACGTGCCGGCCGGGTTCGTCACCGTGATCGGGACCGTGCCCGCCTCGCCGGCACCGAGCTGCGCGATGATCGTCGAGTTGTTCACGATCTGGTAGTCGCTCGGGTCGACCGCGACGGAGTCGATCGACAGCTCCGTCGCTTCGAGGAAGCTGTCGCCCGTGATCGTGATGAGGTCGCCCTCCACGGCCGCCTCGGGTCCGACGTACGACACCTGCGGGGCGGTGGCGTCCCAACCCTGGAACGGGTTCGCGATCGGCGTGAACTCGCCGATGCCCGTGAGGGTGATCGAGAACACCTCCACCTCGGCATTGCCGGTGTTCTGCCGCGACAGTTCGACGCGTGCCGTCGAGCGGCCGGCGTCGTTGGGGTTCGGGGTGCCGTTCTCCGGCTTGTGGTAGAAGCGGACGTCGACGACGGCAGCCTCGCCCTTCGCACGGCTCGCAGCGATGAGCCGCTCCACCTCGGGCAGGTACATACCGGTCAGGAGCGAACGGTTCCCCTGCACGGTGAATGCCGTCGCGAAGCCGCGGCCCGAGACGGCCTCGCTCGGCGAGCCGAGGTCGTCGTACGTGGCGATGTCGCTGGTCGTCGGCGGGAACGTCGGCGCGAATGCACTGATGCGGCGGATGCTCTGCCACTGCGGCGTGCCGGGCGTTCCGAGGTTGATGTCGAGCCCGTACTCGAAGCTCTTGCCGAGCGTCGTATCTGCCGGGAGCGGGACCCTGTTCATGATGCCTCCAGGTTGTCGAGGGTGATGAGGTAGTTGTCGGTCCGCTCGTCGCGACCGTTGGTGTCGGCCCCGAGCGGGGCCATGCTGATTCGAGTGGCCGACAGGATCCTGTCGACCCGGGAGAGCCCGCCGAGTGCCGCGAACGCGGTACTGGCGAGCTGGTCGGCGCCGTCGACCCGGCCGCGCGCTCCGCGGAAGCGGATCTGCACGCGGCGCTGCGACAGGTGCCGGTCGTCTTCGGTGGCGTACACGCGCACGCCGATCGCCCGATCAGGCGCCGCCGCGATCGGCCCGTAGAACAGGCCCACCTCGGCGCTCGTGTATTCGGGCCCGGCCGGCCGCCATTCCCATCCGGGGACACCGGAGAGGTAGATCAGCAGCAGGCGTGTCAGGGTCGTGTCATCCATCGAGCGCGCTCCTCACGCCGCGGGCGATCGCTCCCTCGAGGTCGAAGTCGAGGGCGGCGTTCTCGAGGAACTTCGCCTCTCCCCCGGTCGGGTGCTGGAAGTCGAGGTTCTCGTGCTGGATGGCCGCGACTTTGCCGTTGAAGGAGACCTGCACGGTGAGGTCGTCGACGTTCACGCGGCCCGTCTTGCGGAGCGCGCCGGTGTCCTTGGGTGCACGCGTGCGGGCGTCCTTGAGAACCTCCCGACCGGCCTTCCGCATCTCGTCCTGCACGGCCTCCTCAACCGTCGACAGGATGGGGTTGGGGATCTTCACGAGGGCTCCTCACTCGAGGTAGAGCACGACGAACGATTCGAGCGGGGGTCGCTCGACGTGGCGGCCAACGTGCAGCACCTCGGCCTCCCGCTCGGCGTCCGGCTCGCCGGGCCACACCGTGACGAGAGCGCCCAGACGCACGCCGGCATCGATCCGGACGGTGACGTTGGCATGAGAAACGATCTCGACGCCGTCCCGCGTCTTCACAACGCGCTGTTCGTCCTTCACTTCAGCGTCGAGACGCCGGGGCGGGCCATGCTGCTTACCCATTCCCCCACTGCCGGTGACGTCGCGGACAGTGACCTCGTGAGGCCAGAAGAAGTCCGGCCACTTCATGAGTAGCGTTCTCCTGGCCAGACCCCGACTGCGATGCCATCGATCGGGAATGCTCCGCTCGGCATGCCTGCCGCGACGGTGTCGGCGGCGGCCGTGCAGAGCGATCGGAGCGATCGGATGTCGTCGTCGGAGAAAGCTGACTCGAGGTCGTCGAACGTGATCGCCGTGCCGTTCCGGCTGAGCGACCGCGCCCGCCGAGCGCCCGGGTCGGGCAATTCGGCGTAAACGCCCTTGAGGATCGCTATCGCGTCCTTCTGTCGCTCGTCGGCGAGACTGTCGAGACAGGGGGCGAAGGATCGGGCGCGAACGAGCACTCGACGTGCCGCGTCCTCGTCTGTCCCGATCTGGTCAGGTGTGATGGCCACGATCCTTCGCCTCCTTCTCTGTTACTTCGCCGCTGTGTTCTCGCCGGCGGCCTTCTCGGCGGCGGCCTTCTCGGCGGCGGCCTTCTCAGCGGCGGCCTTCTCGGCAGCCGCCTTCTCAGCGGCGGCCTTCTCGGCGGCGGCCTTCTCAGCGGCGGACGGCCCACGCTTGGTGACCTTCGCGATGAGTCGGCGGCCGGCGAGCGACTTGAGCGTGCTCTCGTCGACGCCGTCGGGAACGATCGCGCCGCGGCGGAGGATCCGTGCGACGCGGTTGCCGGCCGGGTCGCCGACGGCGACCTTCACGACGTTCGCCTTGACCTCGTACTGATCAGCCATGGTCAGGCCCCCGTTCCGGTCATCGTGAGGCCCGCGAGCGGGTTGGTCACGACAGGCACGTGCGGGTTGCGCGCCTGCAGGCGGGTCTTGTCCGACTTCGGCTCACGGATCGGTGCGATCTCGACGCCCGTATCGTTGCCGACAGGTCGGTACTCCGGCGACGGGATGACCTCGCGGGCGATACCGCCAAACCGGCGACGGTCCACGAACTGCGGGTCCGTGAACGAGTCGTCGTCAGCGGGCACCCAGGTGATGCCGGCGAAGGTCGGGAAGTTGCCAGTGCGGGCCGTGTCGTCGCCGTCGGGCAGCACGTCGAGCATCTCGGGGATGGCCTCGGCGTACTGCTCGCCGTTGAGGACCACCGTGTCGATGTCGTAGCCGAGCTTCAGCTTCCGGACGAAGGCCTTGGCCCTCAGCGCGTCCTTCAGGATCTGCTTGCCGTTGGACCATGCGGCACCCGCTGCGAGCGTCTGCGTGATCGACGACTGGATGACGCCGAGGGCGAGCTCGTTCGCGCCGAACACCAGCTCGGTCTGCAGGAGCGTCAGTGCCTCGTCGATGGGCTGACGCAGGCTGCGACCGATCTCCTCGTCGGCGACCTCGGTGGCGAGGCCCTCCTTCGAGGAGGTGTAGATCTCGTACTGCTCGGCGCTCAGAGGTGTGAGCTTGTATTCGGCGCCCGGCGCGACGGTCTCCGACGCACGGACGGTCCGGATCTGCTCGTTCGCGGGCACTGCGATGGCGCCGCCCTGGATCGTGTAGCGGCCCTGCAGCAGGAACAGTCCGATGAACTGTTGCGCCGAGAGAATCTCGCTCATGCGCCGGGCGACGAGCGCCGGCGACTTGATGAAGGCCAGGAGCTCGGCGGCGGTCGCCTTCGACACCTGGCTCGGGGTGAACGGGTACGTGTTCATCAGGTTCTCCTCAGAGCTGGATGATGTGGGCGAGGCCGCCGTCGGAAGCGGCGGTGATGGCGAGGCCATAGGCCGTCTGGCCTTCAACGGCCGTTGCGACCGTGCCGCCGGCTCCGGCAGCGACGCGATCGCCGAGGGCGATCGCACCGGACGCGGTGAGCTCGTGGATCGGCTTGCCAATCTCGACGGTCACCTTGTCGCCCACGGCGGCGTCATGACCGGCGACGCCGACGAGCGTGGTCGACCCGGCCTCCGCCGGAGAGACAGAGCGATCTGCACCTCCGACCTGGACGGTCTGTCCGCCGACGACGTCGGCCGTGACGTCGAATGTCACAGTGTCGCCGGGGCGGAACACGGGAAGGTAGTTGCCCATGGCTCAGTTCTCCTTCGTCTCGCTGGCCGTCGGCCAGACCTTGGCGTACATCTCGGTGTCGTCGTCCGGCGCCTCGTCGACACCGCCCGTGAAGCCCTTCGCCTCAAGCGGGATCGTGCCGGCGGCGAGGCTGTTGAGCACCTCGACGGCGCCCGGGTCAGCTGCGATCTGGTCGATCCAGTTCTTCCGACGCGACGGAGCGATCCGACCTTCGCGGATCGCGGCATCGACGGCGTTCTCGCGCTCGGCCGTTCGCTGTGCTTCGCGTGCCTCACGGCCGGCGATCGCGTCGGCACGGAGCGAGGCGAGCTGTTCCTCGTCGATCATCGTGACGCCTTCCGGCATCGCGACGTCGAGCGTTGATTCGCCGATAGTCGGCGCAGTGGTGAGGCGCTCGTCGAGCGCGGTGAGGGCGGCGTCGTCGTCGATCTCGGCGGACAGGCCGAGTCGCTCGCGAAGCCCCTGGGCGATCTTCTCCGACATAGTGGGAGTTCCTTCCGGGATCGTCGCGACCGGCATCTCCGGTCGCGCGGGTGCCGCGAGCGCCGCACGCAGCGGTGCGATGTCGTCGGCGTTCTCCCGCTGCCGAGTAGCAGCAGGGATGAATGGTGCGGCCGAGTCGGCACGGCCTGCGTGACGCCAGCCGAACGCGCGTGCTGCACGGGCGCTGTCCACGACGTCCTTGGGCTCAGGCTCTGCCTTACTCGGCAGGTTCAGAACGCGATCAACCAGGCCCGCGGCGAGCGCTTCGTCGGCGGTGTACCAGGTCTCTTCCCGCATTGCTGCTCGCCAGTCTTCGAGGGTGCCGCCTGCGCGCGCGGCATAGAGCTCGCCGATCGTGTTAGAGATGCGGTCGAGGCTGTCGGCCTCTTTGCGCAGGTCCGGCGACTGACCCCAGATGCCGCTGGCGGCGTCATGGATCATGATCTCTGCGCCCCTGCCTATGGCGATCTCCTCGGCGGCGAGCATGACGACTGTCCCGGCGGACGCGGCGAGTCCGTCGATGGTGGCCGTGACCCTGGCCGGGTGCCGGACGAGGGCGTTCATGATCGCGATCGCGCCGTAGATCACGCCGCCGGGCGAGTTGATCCGCAGCTGGATCTTGTCGACGTCCAGCTCGGCGATCTCTCGGACGAGGCTGTCGGCGCTGACTTCGTCGTCCCACCAGGCGATGGAGACGATCGGGCCGTAGATGTGGATCTCGGCGGTCCGGTCGTCGCCGTCGGCGAGCGCGGTGCGATACCAGTCCGGGCTGCTGCCGAGCATGCCTCGCGAGATGGCGGTCATGGTTCCTCCGTAGGTGCGTCTTCGTCGGGCGCTGGGGTGGTGAGGTTCGCGCCGGCGCGTTCGACGAGGCCTCGGGCTTCGTCCTTGGTGAGTACGCCCGGCACCTCGAGGTAGACCATCTGGGCTACGCGTGCGGCCGCTGCGGCCACTTCGTCGTCGGAGGTCACGCCGCTGTCTGGGCTGCCGGGCTCCGTCTGCTTCGTCGCCGGGAGGTTCAGCGCCTGGCGGACGAACTTCTCGAGGTCCTCGTCCGGCTTGATGACCCCGGCGTCGACCATCGACTTGATGGCTTCGGCTGCGAAGCCTTCGCCGATCTCGTCGAACACGATCCGCGGTGCCGGCTCTTCGGGGCCGAAGTTCAGGTCGACGAGATCCTCGACGATGTGCCGCGATGCGGTGTCGGCGATCTGCAGGCCGACGGCCTGGACAGACATCGTGAAGAAGCCCTTAAAGGTGTCGCCGAGCGCGTAGGACCCGGTCGAGTTGTCACCTCCGAGGTTCAGGAAGTGCGCGAGTACGGCGCGGGCGATCTGCTCGTCGTAGTAGCGGATCGGCTTCTCGGCGTCCGGCAACGTGCCTTCGACGCCAAGCAGCTTCACCTCTGCTCCGTGCGGCACGGCCGCGCCGGCGCTCTCCCCAGACCGGAAGCCGCGGGCGATCTTCAGCCCCTCCGAGATCTCCTTGGTCCGGCGCTGCTCCCACTGCTCGGGGTCGAGCAGGTTCGCCGGGAGCTCGGATGCCGTGTAGACCGGGACGCCCATGCCGTTGCGGTCGATCGTCTGCGCCTGAACGCGCAGCAGACGGTCCTTCAGGGTCCAGAACTTGTATGCAGGCCGGAACAGCGACTGGCCCAGCCAGTTGCCGCCCTCGCGCTCGTTGACATACACAACGAGGCGATCGACCGGCATCCGGTACGTGCGACCCTCGGTGAGCCCGTAGCCCGACTGCTCGATCGCGATCAGACCACCATCGGGCGCTACCTCGACGCGGGAGATCGTGCGCGGCGGCCGCCATCCCAGCTTCCGAAGCCAAAGCCGGTCGTCGCTGCCCAGTCGGTACACCTGCTCGAACACGGAGTGACCGAACGCGAGCGATAGCAGTGCGTGGTGCAGATGCTCAGCCCAGGAGACGCTCGGGCTCCGGCGACGAGGCGCTTGCTCGTCGTTCCCCTTGACGTTCAGACCCAGGTTGTCGGCGACGAACTGTGCAACCTCGGGGCTCGCTCCGGCCGGGTCGACGTACCATTGCGTGCGTTCGATCGGGAGGGTCACGGCGCGGTACACCGAGATAACCTGAGCATCCTGGCGACGCATCCTGTCGTAGACCTTGATGTTCTCGGGCCAGCGAAGCTCCGGAGTCTCTTCCTCGTCTAGATCCGGCCAGAAACCGTACGACGAGTTCGACGAGTATCCGAGCTCCGTCGTCGCTTCCCGCGGCAGGGCGTCAAGAGCGGCGACAGGTCCAAGATGCCCACGGATCCAGTCGATCAGCTTCGGCATGCCGCCTCCTTCGCTCAGAAGCCGATCGACCCGAGGTCGTCGGTCAGTGTGTCGTAGTGGTCGAACACATCGGTCGCGGTGAGCGCCAAAGGTTCCTGGGGCGGCGGCGTCGCTTCGGGCTCGTAGTTCTTGAGTGCCCACAGCGCCGCGATCCACGCCTTGAGCGCCGCCACGTCGATCGGGCTGTGCACGTGGTCGATCACCCACGCACCGCCCGACAACGTCTTGCGTTCTGCCGTCTGCGCTGCCAGATCGAGCTGCTGCAGCGGTGGGTGCCACACCGTTCGCCGACGGAGTTGCTCGTACGCCTCGTGATGTGCCCCAACGAGATCCATGTCCACGACGTCGAGCCGGAAGCCGCGATCAGCCTTGAGCTTCTTCAGGATCGATGACTCCGGCGCCCCCGCACGCTGGCCCGTGACCGCTTGGATCCGCCCCTTGCGGTCGGGCGAGGAGAGCCACTCTTCGACCCAGTCGGTGCCGTACCGGCCCGCGACCACCTCGACCTGCGCGTCACCATCGGCCCGCCATCCGGCGAGCGCGATGTAGACGAGGGAACCGTTCGTGGACTGGCCGATGCCGGCCATGACGGGGCTGACGATGCGGTCGTCGGGGCTCACGATGATCTCGGAGCCGTCGTCGAGGCGCTGGGTCTTGATCGTCGTGCTCTCCCAGGAGCCGGGTTCGAACGGTCCGGACGTGGCGCCGTCGTTCCACTGGCAGAGCACCTCGGTGCGGAAGATCCACTCGGGGTCGGTCTTGCAGGCGGCGGCGACGGTGCGCCAGGAGATCGTGTAGCCGATCGACGGGTTTGCCTGGCGCCATCCTTCGCGGTCGCGGCGGTCGCGGCCCGGCGTCGCGGACCATTCGAGGAGGCAGAGGGTTTCCTCGTCCTGTTCGAGCTCGTCGACGTCGAGCTCGTCGAGGTCGAGGTCTTCGAGATCCTCGTCGACGTCGCCGTCGGTGCCGTCGTCGAAGGACTTCAGCGAGTCGAGGTCGAACTGCGTGGGACCGAGCTTGTCTTCCTCGGCGGCGGCGTTGATGCCGTCGGGGTCGCCGATCGCCTTGTGGGCGAGGAGGCGGAGGTAGCGCAGCACGCGGCTGGTGACGTCTCCGGCGTTCGACAGCGCGAGGATGAGGGCCTCGGCGCGGGCCATCGTGGTCTTGGTGATCGCGCCCCAGGCGTCCCACGTCTGGTGCTCGCGGAGCTCGTCGAGGAGGACGAGGTTTCCGGAGAGGCCGCGTCCCGCTCGCCGGTTGGCGGCCTTGACCTTGTAGCGGCGGCCGTTGGTGAGGTTGAGGCTCTTCTTGCCGTTGACCTTCACGACCTTGTCGACCATGTCGCGGAGGTCGTCGTTGTCGTCGACGATCTCGACGACCTCTTCCCAGAGCGCTTCGGCGACGTCGAGGTCTTGCGCGGTGCCGAGGATGAGGGGCCAGCCCCACACGCACAGCAGCCAGATCGTGAGGACCTGGGCGAGTGTCGACTTGCCGTTCTGGCGGGCGACGAGGATGACGACGGTGCGGAAGCGGAGGTCGCCGTCGCTGTTGAGCTCGAGCATGCGGATCAGCGCGACCCGCTGCCACGGCAGGAGCTGGATGCCGAGGACTTCGTCGGCGAACTCGATCACGTCGAAGCCGAGCGACGTCTCCGGCGTGAGGTTCGTCAGAGGAGGCGTGCAGATGCGCGGCTCTGCCGAGCCGAACTTCGCTGCCGTCTCCGGCGTCGCCTTGTCGCCGTCGTGAACGACGTCGACGTACTTCTGGCTGCACCCGACGGGCGTCGCCCACGACGTCGGGCCGAGCGGCTTACGCCGAGCTCGCCTGGCGGGCTCGGCGCCGGGCCGCGGCTTCCTCGAACTTGGAGACCTTGCCGCCATTGCTCGCCTTCTTCGTCGCCTCCGGCGGGAGCGACGCCGGCGTGATCTGCAGCTCGGCACACCCCTTCACGTAGGACGGGATGAGCACGTAGGCCGCCTTCTGCAACTCCTCGATCCCACCGCGCTGCGCTTCGTCGATCAGCCAGGCCTGTGTCGCCACCGCGAGGCACGCGCCCTCGAACTCGGGCTTCTCGTCGAGGCCCGCTGCCTTGATCGAACGCTTAGTCGCGTCGTACACCGGACCCCGCTTGCGGTCCGCCGACGCGGGCCGGTTCACGAGCGGCGACCATTCCTTCAGCTGTGCGCTCAGCTGCCGCTCTGCGGCGAGCGCCGGGTGCACGATCGCGCCACGCTTCTCGCCGCCATCAACGACGAGGCCTTCGTCGGCGACGGTCTTGGCGGCTTCGCGCCAACGCACGACGAGGTTGCAGTAGGACTCGAGCAGTGCCGGGGACACGCTCGGTGCGATGCGGCCGCGCTCGACGGTCTCAATCCACACCCCGGCGACGTCGTCAGGCAGGTGTTCCGGCAGCGGGTAGGCCTGCTTCGCGGGGGTCTTCCGCTTCGCGGTCACGGAGCCTCCCGACGGTGATGTGGGGCGCGGACGCTCGCCCAATGGTCATGGTTCCGGCTCGGATCCGGCCGAGGCGTGGGCGGGTCAGGTCTTCGACTTCGCGCTCGAGCATCAGCGGACGGATGCGAGCGACGAGGTCGGAGAGCGTTCGGCGAGCGCCGGGCCAGTCGATCAGTTCGGCGACCTGCGGCACCGTCAGGCGCGGATGGTCGGCGAGCACGTCGCGCACGGCGGGCTCGTACTCCTCGGCCATCGAGGGGCGGCGGTACGTGTCGGCGGCGTCGGGGTCGAGGGCGCGACGGATGGTGTTGCGGCCGGCGCCGAGCTCACGAGCTGTGCCGCGGATCGTGCCGGCGACGTCGAACATGCGCCGGATCTGCTCGCGGTCGCGCATCGTGCCTCCCGGACGGGCGTTCGAACCTGGGTCCGTTTTCACCGCCCGCGCATCCGCCGGAGAGGTACCCGGTCGCGCGCTCGGGGGGAGAGGGCGAGCCCCGCCCGCCCTGTCCCCCTCCCGCGGGCTCTGGATTTTTCTTCGACGCGAGTGACGGTCACCAGTCGGTCGATGTCGCGCCGAGCGTCGGTGTCGGCTCGGCGAGGGCCGGCCACCCGGGGAAGTCGGGCACCTGGTCGCGTCGGTCGAAGCTCGCGAACCATCGGTCGATGCCGCGGAGGGTGCCGGCGACGCCGGGCCGGTCGCGGTGTCGGACTCGGCGCTTGAGCTCGTCGCGATCGGCGAGCAGCAGGAAGGTGTGGGTCGCGGCCGCGAGCTCGGCCGCTGTCCGTCGTGCGTTCGATGTCGCGCCGGAGCGGATGATCACGGCACGAGCGCCCGGCAAGACGGCCAGAGCACGGAGAGCATCGCGGAACTGCTTCTCGGATGTCCACTGGTCGTCGTCGCGATCGAACACCGGCAGGCCAGAGGCGCGGGCGGCGGTCGTCTTGCCGGCGCCTGGCGGCCCGCACAGGATGACGACCTGGCGCATCACCACTCCTGCGACGTTGCGCCGAGGATGCCGGCCGTTCCGTCGGGACCGTCGGCGTAGTTGCAACTGGCATGCGCCGGCGCCCAGTTCGACGGGTCCCAGGTCAGTTCAGGGAATCGCTTCCGTGACTTCACGTGCTGCACGGTGCACGCGTCAGGGTGCGGCTTCTCGAGCGAGTAGTCGACCTTCTGCCGGCAGATGCAGCACGGCGTGCGGTTGCGGCGGCCGGCGGTCTTCACCCGGCGGAGCGCGTCTTGGGCTCGACGCCCGCTCCACGCGGGGATGCTCGCCCCGTTGTCCATCGCTCCCCCAGCCGATGCGTGCCGGCCCCGGCGGTCCTGTCATCCCGCCGAGGCCGGCCCGGTCCGATTCCCCAATCGATGGAGCCAACGCGAAAGCCCGGCTCCCTCAGGGGCCGGGCTCTCACAGTTTGCGCTCATCCTTATCTTGGGGTGTGAAGACGGGGCCAACGCAAGCGCGTCTCGCTACGGCGTGTCGCGCACTCGGTTGCGTAGACGCTGCGCGTGCACGGGGTTCGCGCGTAGGTGGATCCGCTTGTGCTTCATCAGTTCCTCCTCGTGCACGACGCGGTGCCCCTTGTCGTTCAGCGTCGTGACCATCCCGGCTGCTCGCCAGTTGTGGAGCGACCGCACCGAGCGGCCCGCGACCTTGGCCGCCTGCCGGAACGTGAGCATCCGCGGCGCACCCACGGTCACGCCGCCTTACTCAGTTCGACGTAGCCCTGCCCGCACGCCGTGCAGCGCCCGACTCCGTGCGCCTTCGTGCGCGAGACAAGCTCGGCCCACTCGACCACGACCGCGACCTCGCCACAGGTGCGGCACTGCCGACGCAGCGGCCGGGATCGCTGCACCCTGTCGACGAGGTAGCGCGATCGGAGCTTGCGGACGAGAACGCACAGCCGCTCGGCCTCGACCCGAAGGTCATCCCGTCCCGAGATCAGATCCGCACGGCGACCGATCCACTGCGTCACGTCGGAGGCCTCGTCGTACGCGGTCGCCTCGTCGAGTGAGACGTGCACGCCGGCGACGAGATGGCCACGGAAGATCGAGGTCATACCCGGCATCGCCGACACGGCGATCACGCCGGCGTGCTCGTCCCACTCCCCCAGTTCCTCGAACCATCCTTCGACGGTCGCTCCGAAGCGGGCCAGCTCTCGCCACAGGTCGTCAGCGTCGTCGATCGCTTCGACGTTCAGAGGCGCCGGCGACCCGTCAGCGCCCGAGCCGGACACGACCTCGCGGTCATATCGAGCAGCCCTCAACGGAACACGAAGGGCGAGGATCGCGCCCATCAGCGTCGGGATCTCCCCCAGGTGCCAGCGCAGGCGCTCGGCCCAGGTCGACCACGACGGGTCCATCGACATCAGGTCATTCGGCACAGCAGCCTCCGCTCTCGTCGCATGGTCAGAAGGGAATCTCGTCGTCCGGGAGATAGCCCGGCAGGTTCGGGTCGTCGAGCGCGTCGGCAGGACGGAACCGGGGCCGGCGCCCTCCACGGGCCGACGCGGACGGGGCCGAGCGCGGCGAAGGCGTCGGCCGTGGGACGACTGGTGGGTCGTCGTCGGGATCGATGCCGTGCGTGACCTCGAAGTGCCAGGTGGTCCATTCCATCCGTGCATCCCGACACTCGACGCAGGACTCCCCACCGCTGCCGTTCGTCGGAGCATGCTCGGGGCAGAACCGAGGCGGAGGCTTCCGGTACGACGAGCGGCGCGGCGGCACGGCCCTCGCGCCCTCGCTCGCTCTCTGCTCTCCCTCTCTCCCTACCGTCGCTATGTGTTCGCTGTGAGCAGGCTGTGCAGGCTCGGCGGCCGGCGTGACCGCGGCCGCGACGTCGAGCGAGACGAGGTACCGCTCGCGCCCGTCCGTGCCCACCAGCGTCGACAAGAATCCGACCTCCTCGAGCGCCAGAACGTCCAGCGTCAGGCTGTCGATCGTCACTGTCTCGTCGAACGGGAACACGCGCTGCTTGATCTGCGGCAGACTCAGCCGCGTCGGCTCGCTCGGGTGCGCCCGCATCGTCAGCACGACCGCCAAGAGCCGCGCCGAGATCGGCAGCAGGCTCATCTCCTCGGCCGTCAGCGAGGCGAGCGAGGGTTGCAGGTGAGGGCCCGTATTCATACCGGGTGACTCCTTCGTGGGCGATCATGTCGATGGCGATGTCGAGCGCTTGGGGCGCGACCGTGAAGCACTCCGTCCAGCCCTTCCCTTCGTGAGGGAGTACCGCGGACGCGTCAGCTCGCGAACGGAATGCCGGGTCGAACCACTCGTGCAGCACTGCGAGGGCCCCGGCCTCCCAGGACGCCGGCACCCCCTCCCAGAACCACGCGATGAATGCGCCCGCCGCCTCGTGCTCGTTCAAGCGTCGTTCCCGCCAGGCACGGCCAACCTTGAGCACCATCGCCTCCGGGTAATAGACGACGTAGAATTTCGCCAGCTCCGGGATGTGAACCTTCCCCGTCGTCGGATCAATCCGTCGACCACGGGCGGTACGCGGCCAACCGCGGCGAGCGCGATCAGGCATTGCTTTCCCTCTCAGACACGGAGTTTCCATCCACGTCGCGCCAAGCAATGACACCAGCCGGTGGATGCCAGTGGCCGTCCTCGCCGTACGACTCGCACAGTGCGCGCAAGTCGCCGCGAGCTACCAGTGCATAAGCCGCATCGCCGGGGATGTCGGCGAGGTCGAATCCCTCGACGACCGTAATCTCGCCAGTGCCCCACCCTAGGTAGGGAGGGCATCCCCACACGGCCGACGTTCCCGCGTCGTCTGCGCGGTCCAGGCGGTGCCGAGACGCATCCGGATCCTCACGCCAGATTTCTTCCCGCGTGCCCCAGACGACCGGGGCATCCACGATGGTCGAGTACGTGACGTAGAATTCCTCGTCGGGCTTCGGCTTGATGATGAACCTAGGCATTGCTCTCCCTCTCGTTGGTCTCCCTTGTGTCAGCGAGGAATCGCCTGATCCGCTCGCGACGCTCCTCAGGTGTGAGCACCGGGTAACGGACGGCCCCGGGCTGCCCCGGACCGTTGCTACCCGTGCACGGGTTGCCGTGGTGCTCGGCGTGCGGGCACCGCTTGTTCCCGCACGACTCGCACAGGACCATGAACTGGACCGTGTTGTGAGGGAACGGCTTGTCCTCGATCTCACGGGAGATGCACTGGTAGCAGCCGCACCGCTTCTCTGGCGCGGGACTGTAGGCCTCCCCGTGTGCGAACGCGAGGTACTGGCGATCGATCCAGTCGCCACGCAGCTCGGCGTACTCGATCACGTCGGCCAGGCGCTCGTGTGATTCGGCGCCCCAGCCGCACGCCTCGCTGATGTTCTCTTCCCCGCGTCTCGCGCAAACGTCGGCCAGCATCCGGAGCCTGCGCGCTTCCGCCCTCAGCTCGTCAGGACTGAGCATCGTGATCGCCCGTCCCGGTGGCCTCGCCGTATGGCACTGCGGAGTGGAGGAGGCTCGGCTGGATGAGTGCTCGCGCCGTACCGCTGCCGTTGGTGATGATGAGCGGCTTGGCCTTGGTCGCCCCCTTGCGCGGGATGGTGAAACGCATCGGCGCAAACGAGTCCGTGTTGAGCCACTTCGTCGCGGCTATCAGCTTGGTGTCGAGGCTGATGTCTCGGAGGACGTCGCCGTCGCCGTCGACGTCGTCCGCCACGTTTGCGAAGAGCGTGGTCAGCTTGTCGAAGAACCCCGGGGTCGTGAGACGGACCTGGGCGACTTCGTACGTGAGTCGGTCGGCATCGGGGTCGTTCCCGTCCGCGAGGATCTCGAACGTGATCGTTCCGCATGCGGAGCGCGGAATGCGCCCCGTGTGGCCCTTCGGGAGCGGTTCGGGGTCCGTCCAGGACAGTACGACCACCTGCTCGCGGTAGAGCGCGGCAGGCGTGTGCCACGACCGCAGGAGCCGCTTGGCGTGCTGCACGTCGACCAGGAACTGGCCCGTCGTTTCGGCGTCGTCGATCGTGACGTACAGCTGGTGGACGCGGTACCGGTCGGTCGCAGTCGCCGTTACGCGGCCGCCAGCCACCGTCACGTGCACGGCACGCAGCATCGGAGTGACGTCGTCGGTCGATGCTGCGGCGAGTGCGCCTCGGATCAGCCATTCGGCTTCGTGGCGGGGCAGGCGGATCGAGCCTGTAGCGCTGGGTGTGTCGGTGGTCATCGGTCTACTCCTCTGCTGGCCATGTGGTCGTCGATCAGGTCGCGCACTCGTTGCACGTCTCGTGTGTTGTTCTCGTCGAGCTCGGCGTCCGGGGTCGGCGAGATTCCCTCTTCGATCGCCGTGATCAGCGTCTCTGCGGTGGAAAGCTCGGCTTCGAGGCGGGCTGCGAGCGCTCGGGCTCGGTCGCGTTCGAGGTAGACCGTCATGTACGCCCACTCGGGACGGGCCTGCGCGGCGCGGAGACGGTCGGCTTCTTCGAGGGCCTTGGCCCATCCGATGGCGGCACGGTCTTTCGTCTGTTGCAGGCGCTCGATCTGGTCCGCAGCCGATCGGAGGAGCGTCGCGGCCTGCAGCAGCTCTCCTTCGAGGTCGTCTCGGGTTTCCTCGGTTGCCGCCGCGGCAGTTCGCAGGTGCTCAACGAGGCTGTCGGTCGTCATCGTGATCATCGGGTCTTCCCCTTCGCCGGGAGCCTGTCGAGGGTTGTGCGCCACCAGACGCCGGCTCCGGCGTTGGTCTGCTCGAGTTCCACATCACCGGACCCGGTGAGTGTGCGGATCACCCAGCGGCGGACCCGGTCGCCGTCGGGCAGCACGAGGACGTCGCCGACGCGCCACCGGGTCGACTTCGGCCTTGGTCCCTCGTCCCACAGGTCCGAGGGGCGGATGCGCGTGTCGACGTAGTCGGCAGGCATCAGGCAGCCGCTCCGGTCGCGCCGGTCGCCGTGCCGCACGAGCAGGCGCACTGGCCGATCGAGTCGTCAGCAGCAAGTGCGATGCCGGCGCAGGCCTTGTGCTTGGTGTCTCGGCACTCGGGGCAGACAGGTGCGGGCTGGGCGGGCGTGGTGTCGAGGGGCATCGTCAGGCCTTCTTGTCGGTGTGGAGGATGGCAGCGCCGATGGCGATCGCGGCAGCGAAGACGGCGAAGATGAGCGGCAGGCTCATGCGGCGCCCGTCTCGTCGGTGTCCACCGCGGCAGCGACGCGCTCTTCCGCGGCGGAGACGATCGCCTGCTCGACGTCGGAGAGCGTGTACCCCCAGTCGCGCAGCCGAGCGAGGTACCGGGACGTGCGCGGGTCGCGGCCGAAGTCGTCCGCCTTCTCGTTCCCGACAACCGACTCGCTCGCCGCGACCGCCGCGGCGAGCGCGATGCGTGTGGGGTCGACGTGTTCGAGGTCCGATTCGAATGCGAGGCTTGCTCCTCTGACGAGTTCGCGGCCGGTCATGCGGTCGATCCGGTAGTTGCCGACGTAGTTCTCCGGGTCGAGGCTGAGGAGCTCGAGCGTGACCTTCTCGGTGTTGTGGCCGTGGAGGTGGCCGGCTGCGCGGAGCATGTCGCCTGCGATGTACCGGCGGTGCGTGTCGTCGTACTTGGCGCCGCGGGCGAGGAGTGTGTCGCGGAGCCATTCGCGGCGGACGGCGGTTGCGGCGATCATCGCTTTCTTCGCTTCGCGCTTGGCGCGGCGTTCCTCCTTGATCGCTTCCTTGTCTTCGTCGGTCTGCGGCCGGTTGCCGAGGTTGCCCCACCGGTCGAGGAAGCCCTGGGCCTTCCAGCCGTCGACGTACAGGTCGACGCGGTGCCCGCGGTCCTCGGGGGCTCCGTCGGCGCTGTAGCCCTTGACGATGAACGCGTGGACGTTCGTCGCGCCGGCGAGGTCGGGCTCGTCGCCGATCGGCCGCTTCTCCTCGTCGTCGGCCGGATACAGGCGGTGCACGGGTGCGACGCTGTCGGGCATGTCCTGCCATGCGGTGACGGGCGTGTAGCCCGCGGCGCGGGCGTCGTCGATGAGACGTGCCACGACCGCCGCGTCTGCGCGGTCGTCGCGGAGCCGCTGTGCGACGTGGGGCAGCTGGTCTGGGTTCGTCGTCGCCGTCTCCGCCAGGCGGTCCTGCGCTTCCTGGTCGCCATCGAACTCGGCCAGGAGCGCCGCCTGGTCGAGCGTCAGCGAGAACTCGGACGCGGCCGACGTCGCCGCCTCCGACCCCGCGACCGCGAGCGCCGTCTCAATCGTCTTCCGTGACCGGTTCGTCTTCCGAGCGACCCGCTCGACGTTGATGTCGCCCGCGCTCATATGGAACAGGGCGAGCTGCTTGTACGCGGCCGCGGTCTCGGCCGTCGACAGTTCCGACCGCTGCTCGTTCTCGGCGAGCTGGCTGATGATGCGGAGCTCCTCGGCGCGGTCGCCCTCGGCCGCGCTGCGCGGCTTGACGATCACGTGCACGACGTCGTGCCCGATCTCCAACGCGGCCGACGTGCGACGCTGACCCATCGTGATGTGCACGAGGCCTTCGTCGTCGCGCCACCCGACCGGGGGCTGATGGATGCCGTACTGGCGGATCGACGAGATGAAGCTCTTGTCGAGATTGATGTCGCGCCGCACGTTCGGGTCGATGACGAGCTTGTCGCTCTCGACGGTGACGAGCTCGCCCGGCGCAGTGTGCGGGTCGTAGGTGGTAGCCATGCTGGGGTGTCCTTCGTGGTCGATGGGGTGATCAGAGCGATGCGGCAGGGCGGGGCCGGACCGTGGCGCGAGCCGCGCGTGCCGCGAGGCGGCGATCCCGCTGCTCCCGCAGGCGACGGGTGAAGATCGGGTCGAGCGCGGCCGCGTCGTCCGTGTCGATCGCCCGACCGAGGAGCACGTAGTAGTGCGAGGGCGTCGTGCCGAGCAGCTGGCGGATGTCCTCGTCCTTCGCGCTACACGGCCGCGGACGGTCACGCTCGAACTCGAGGAGCCGGCCGACCGTGAGGCGCGTCGCGCCCTGCGAGGCCGAGTACGTGCCATCGCACGTCACCGCCGCCGGATCCGCACTCAGGTCCTCGCTGAGCACGTCGCGGACGGGCCTGCCACAGCAGCGCACAACACGGTCCGTTGCCGCCGGCGCCCGGTGAATGCGGCGAGGCGTCGCCGACGTCACAGTGACACCTCCGCCTCGGTCATGTGGCGGATCTCGTGCGCCTGGCGGTGCGCGGCCCGCAGGTTTACGACGAGCCCCACGAGGAGGTACGCGTACTCGTCGTCCTCCCACAGGTCTCGCGCACACCACGGCTTCAGGAGAGCTTTGGCGTCGTCGCTCCGGCCAGAGGCGAATGCACTCATCGCCTGGCCGGCAGCGGTCTGCCCGGGGCCGAGACCGTCCGGGAGGATCGGCGAGAACCAGGTGCGCACCGGACGGGGCTTCCGCCACCGCTTCCACCAGGGACGCGACGCCGCCTCGCGGTCCAGCACGGTCTTGCGCAGAAGACTGCCGCCGGCAGACGCCAAGCCCCCCAGCAGAATCATGCGCCGAGCAGGGTCCTGCGCCTCGAGCCTCGCCACGACGCCCATCGCATCGTCGAGAGAAGCCAAGCCCACGATCCGTGGCAGGGCGTCGAGCACCTCCTGCCCGTATCGGGCAAGCTGCTCGAGCTCGTTCTGGTCGTCGCTCATCGCAGGTTCTCCCTTGCCTTGCGGGTCGCGTACGCGACCGCCCGTCCGTACTGCCGAATGCCGAACACGCGCGCGCCGAACTCGTGCTTCTCGAGCTCAGTGAGAAGCTCGGCGCCTGCGGCTTCCAGCGGCTCAGCGACCCAGTAGAAGGCGACGACCTCGTGACCGCTCCATATGCGCCGGCACGAGACGCGCCAGCGGCCTGAGAGGCGAGCGTCTGGCTGCTCGATGCCCTGGACAGGGACCACCGAGTACACGTCGCGACTGGCGACGAAGATGTCTCCGTTGTCGAGCTGAACCGTCGGCTCGCCGTTGAACGCGACCGCGGCGACGACGCCGAGCTCGCCCGTTCGTGGGGAACGGAGGCCTGCCGCGTTCCGGTGGCTGACCCTGACGGTCACGCCGACATGGATTCCATCCGCCGGCGCGATGAGTGCCGCGATCCCGGATGGTGCGTCGGTACGATCGGCCGGCTGGACGTTCGGGGTGGTCATGCTGCTCTCCTGGTCTGGTCGTTGCTGCTGTCGTAGGCCGTGAGGCCGAGCTCATGGCGGATCCGGAGCACGGTGTCTGCCGCGCAGTCGATCCGGGCCGCGATCCGACCGTCAGACCAGCGCTGCGCGTGAAGACGGCGCACGCACTCCCGTCGTTCGGCCGGCGTAAGCCGCGGGCGCTCACCATCGATCGCGAGCAGTACGGCCGCCTCGTCAACTTCCGCGCCGTCCACATCCGAGGCCGCCTCACCGGCGGCGTAGTCGAGGACGACCGTCGGCGGTTCATCGTCGAGGTCGATGTCGTCCCAGGCCAGCGCCGACAGGTAGCCGCGTTCGGCCGCCATCCGACGAGCCCGCGTGTACGCTCCGCGGTCGTGGCCGGATTCATGCGGCGGCTCCACGAGTTGCCAGCGGCGGAAGAGATCATCGATCGCCAGGTGCGTCGACACGTAAACCCGGTCGCCGCCGAGCGTTGTCATCAGGTTCGCCGTGGACCGGCCCACGGCCGCAGCCACCTTCGAGTAAGACCACCCGAGTGCGACGAGTGCCTCGACGCGACGCCGGGCACCGCGAGACGGGATCCGCGCCCCGGCGGCGAGGCTCGACAGGTCCATCCGTACCGCGAGGATCCGCTGCGCAGTCTCCCGCTTCACCCGCTTTGGAACCTCGCCGTAACGCGGTCCCGGATCCTGCCGCCCGTAGAGCAAGCCGCGCACGATCGTCGGTGACACACCAGCGAGACGTGCGGCACGCTTGTAGCCGATGCCGTACTCCCCCAGCTCACGCACACGCCGGCGCACCGGCTCCGCATCGACAAGACCCGTGTCCCACCGGCCATACAGCTTCTGCCGGCGCCGCTCCTGTTCACGCTCGCTCCTCGCGTCACGGCAGCCCTCGCACCCGCACCGATGCTGGATGTAGCAGACCGTCGTCGCCGCGTGGGCGTGATCCGGCGGGCACACTGCCCGCGGCCGGCCTGGCCTCCCCCGCCCGGTCACGACGACACCTCGTCGAACAATGCGCACTCCGACCCGGCGGCGCTCGAGGACGCGCTGGTGCCGTAGTCGGCGCCGGCGACGCTCACGTCGAGGAGGCGGCGCAGCTCATCCATGCCGGCCGGCGTGATGTACGGCTGGTGGTAGGCCGCGTGCTTCCCCAGCTTCGGGTTCGGGTGCGGCACTCGACGGATCGTCGCCCAGCCATGCGCCCGTGCCGGCCGGAGCGTCGCCCAGCCATCCGCGATGCGTTCCAGCCATCCCTCGTCGACGAGCAGGTCGAACAGCTCCGAGCGGCGCACACGAGCGCCGCGCTCGGCAGTCAGCCGGTGCGCGGCACGCTCGACGGGGATCGCCTCGGCCAGCGTCACGTCGGGACGGGCGCCCTCGACGACATCCGGGGCGACAAGATCCGGGAGCACCTCGTCGAGCCATGCGACGAACGCGAGCGCCAGCTCGCTGCCTCGAGCGCGGGCCTTGGTCAGCGCGGCGTCGACACTGTAGAAGGCGACGCCGGCGCGCGTCTCGGGCCAGTCGTCCGAGAGGACCGTCTCGCCCTCGCCCCATGACGGGAGCTCTGCAAGCTGCTCGACGTCGTCGGCCGCAAGCCAGACGAACTGGTCGTCGACGACGATCGTGAGGTTGCCGTGCTGGGGCCACCGAGCGATCAGCTTCACCGGTGCCGGGAGGATTGCCGCGGCGTTCACAGCAGCGCTCCTGCGAGGATCAGCAGCGCGACAGCGACAAGGGCCGGCACGGCCGTCAGGACCGCGCGACGGCCCGCCCTGTCCCGCGGCGGAATGATGTTCGGAAGGTCGTCCGACGTGGCAGCCGACGCCGGGACCGGCGGGGCCTCGTCAAGGGGAAAGTCACGAGTAGGCATGAAGGATCTCCAATCGAGCGATCGAGAGGGGGTCAGGGGAATGGAAGAGTCAGCGCGATCCGCGCAGCGCGTCGAGGTCGGCTTCGGCGTGGTCGACCACGCAGTCGCAACCGTCCGCACCGCTCGACGACACGTCGACGTGCCCCCTCAGCGAGCGCGGCCGGTAGGTGGTGGCGGTGAGGAGGCCGAGGAAGATGAGGGCGAGGAGGGCGACGCCGTTGACGCGGCCGGTGGCGATGATCACGGCGACGCAGGTGAGCGTGACGACGGCGAGGGCTGCGCGGAGGGTGGTCATGATGCGTCTCGCGTGGTGACGGCGCCCGTGTCGATCCACGCGTCGATGTCGGCGCGGTCGTAGAGGACGGTCTTGTGGGTCGGCTTGAAGAAGCGGGGTCCGCGGCGCTCGGTACGGAGGTAGGCGAGGTGGCGGATGGTCATGCCGGGCACGATGTTGCAGACCTCGGCGGGTGACAGCCACTCGCGGCGGCCGTTCGTGGATGTCGTGCCCGGGCGGATCGGCGTGACGAGGGCCTGTGGTGCGCTCATGCCGGCACCTGCGAGGCGACGCAGAGCGCGACGAAGAGGATGAGCGCTACTAGGCCGGCCAGGATCAGCTGTCCGGCGCGCTTGATGGCTGGCACGTGGTCGCGGGTCATGTCCCAGCCGATCCAGGTGATGCCGGGCGCCACGAGGATCGTGCCGAGGATGATGAAGAGGATCACGCTGCCACCACCCGCCGCTTCGCGAGCAGTTCCCCGAGGGTCGGGAGTGCGTCGCGGATGAGGGCCTCGCGAAGCGACCACCGGCGCGCAGTGGCGAGGGTGTCACCCTTGAGGACGGCGTAACCTGCCATTTCGCCTTGCGCGCGCATCGCGTCGTCCCGGTCCGCGTAGCTTCCCGAGGTGCGGGCGATATCTGCTTCGGCGTCGGCGATCGCGAGGCGCGTGTCGACGTCGTCGGGGATTCCGGTCAGGACACGAAGCGGCCCCGATTCGTTCACGGGGCCACGTCGCGTGATCTCCCCGCCCTCGTTGATCGGCGACGTGAGGTCGCGTGCAGCGCTCATGCCGCCACCGCCTCAACATGCGGCGAGCGCCGGACCTGCTCCCGTATCGCCTTGACGCGAGCCTCGCGAGATTCGACGATCGTGAAGACGTCCTCGAACTTGACGGGGAACGCCTGAAGCGTGGCGGCGATGAAGCCGGGGCCGGGTGCCGAGCTTCCGTCGAGCACGCGAGAAACGGTGCTCTTGTTGATTCCGAGCGTCGCGGCGAGGTCCTTGTCCAAGTCGAGCCCCTGTTCGGCGCGCAAGGAGTCGAACCGGTCGGTGTCGATGGTGAGCGTCGGCATGCAACCCTCCTGATTGATCTCGTGCAACCTGCTGTTGCGGGTGTGCAATCGACGATAAGTGATCGGTTCTGATTGCGCAACCCATGATTGAAGTGCTCCAACCGCTTGCACGGTTGCGCAAATGCAACTAGGCTGAGGGCATGAGCGAAACGCGCTGGTGGGCATACGTACAACAGACCGTCGGAGATGTAACCGCGAAAGAAGCAGCCGACCGGATGGGCGTTGACAAGTCCAACTTCACCCGCTGGAAGCAGGGCGGTAAGCCTGCTGTTGAGTTCGTCCTCAGGTTCGCCCGGAGCTACGGCCGCCCGGTGATCGAGGCACTCACGGAGGCGGAGTACATCACCGATTCAGAAGCGGCTCTCCGCGAGGTTCGCGTTGGCGTCGGCGACCTTTCCGACGTCGAGCTCGCACAGGAGCTGCTCCGTCGAGCAGAGACGAGAGCAGTCATGCCCGCGAATGTCACGACGTTGCGCGCCGATGTCACCGGTGCACGGGATATTGATCTGCACACCGTCGAGCTCGACGTCGAGAAGCTCGCGGCATCGAAGGACAATACGCCCGTCGACCCGTCACACGGCGAGGCCTAGCAACACCGAAGGAGTCTGAAGTGCTCGTCGACCACTCGCTGCTGGACGCCACACGCAGCACCGGGTACATGTACGGCGTGAGGCTCGGCTGGACCGATGGACCCTGTGCATCGGACTACGACCCTCACCACCACGCCTCCGAGCTTGGCCTCCCCGTGATCTACCGCGATCTCCCCCATCCTGAAATGGTCGCCGCGTACTCAGCCGAGCACGACGCCGTCTTCGTCCGACCATCACTCCACACGGCTGTCGAGCGGTGCGCGATCGCGCACGAGATCGTGCACTTCGAGCACAACGACGTCGGCACCACACCAGCACAAGAGCAGCGCGCCGACCGCATCGCCGCCCGCCGACTCATCCGCAAGCGCCGCATCGCCGAGCTCGCCCGCCTCACCGACGACCTCGCCCAGATCGCACTCGAGCTCAACGTCACCGAGCACATGATGCGCGTCTACCTCAAGACCCAGGCCGGCCCCTACAGGAGCATGTCTCTCTAAGGCATATTGGCATCCCGTTTTCCACTGCCTCACCGCGAAGGACACACATGACGCGCTCCTCCTCGAACGCGGCGAGCGCGTAAGTCCCCGGCTGGGCACTCTCAGAAGCAGGAAGGACGGTCCGATGGCTGGTTCGATTTCGCCCTACAGCACAGCATCCGGTACCCGTTACCGTGTCCGCTACCGGAAGCCGAACGGGGCTTCGACGGACCGGCGTGGGTTCAAGACGAAGCGCGAGGCACGCCTGTACCTCGCCAGCATCGAGGTGACGAAGGCGACCGGCGACTACGTCGATCCGGCTGCAGGCCGCAGGACCGTCGCCGGCTTCCACGCACTCTGGGAATCCGAACGCCTCGCACCCCTGAAGCCCTCGTCGCGCCACGCGATGGAGACTGCCTGGCGTGTGCACGTCGAGCCGAAGTGGGCGTCTCGACAGGTCGACACGATCACACAGAACGAGATCGCCCATTGGGTAGCCGAGCTCAATTCGGCGAGAAGCGCTCAGACAGTGCGTCGGATTGTATTCGTGCTATCAGGCATCCTCGCCATCGCCCATAGGGAGCGGGCTGTCCGCGTCAACCCCGCGGCTGGCGTCGCCCTGCCGAGGAAGCACCGCAAGGCACCTCGGTACCTCTCGCATCAGCAGGTCGCGACGCTGTCCGCGTCGGCCGGACCCAACGCGCTTCTCATCGAGTTCCTCGCGTACACGGGGCTGCGGTGGGGCGAGGTGGTTGCGCTTCGCGTTCGACATCTGAACATGCTGCGCAAACGCCTCACCGTCGAGGACAACGCCGTCCTTGTGAAGGGCAGTTACGAGACCGGAACCCCGAAGACCGGCCAGTCGCGCACGGTCCCCATTCCCCCGCACATCATCAAGCAGATCGCTCGAGCCTGCGAGGACAAGTCACCGGACGCCTACGTGTTCGGCGCCGGGGTCGCATCACTGCCCTACCCCCATGCCGAGAGCGGCTGGTTCGCGAAGGCCGTGGCGAAGGCGCAGGCGACAGACTCCACCATCCCGCGCATCACGCCCCACGACCTCCGCCACACGGCGGCGTCGCTCGCGGTCTCGGCCGGCGCCAATGTGAAGGTCGTACAGCGCATGCTCGGGCACGCGTCCGCAGCCATGACCCTCGATGTGTACGCCGACCTCTTCGACGACGATCTCGACGGCGTCGCCATGGCCATGAGCGCCGCGCGCAGGTTGGCATCCGCGTCATGACTGCCTGTTCGGACAGACCCGGATGGGTTCCGATCCACTCGACTTCGCCGCTCCTGTGGCGGGAACACAGCTTCGTGTTCTATTGTTCTTGTAAGTGGATTGGGCTTACCCGATCGGCGCCAGGCTCTCGGAGATCCGAGGGCCTTTCGCTTTTCATGCGAACACCTTCAGCCCGTAACCATCGACCCGCCCCGACGGCGATGTCCGCATCTTCGGCAGGATGATGTCCCATGCCCGGTTCTCCTGCTCAGGACGAAGCACGTGCAGACCGATGGGGCGGGCGATCATGTCGGCGACCTGCAGCCCGGTGCTGTTCGCCTGCTTGCTGGCGCAGAGGAAGTCGAGCGTCTGAGCCATGCCCTGCATCTGAGTGCGATCCATGATGCGCCGAAATTCGAGTTCAAGCTCGGCGTCTTCCTTCTTTCCCCGCCCCTCGAACACGACCCGGGTTGGGCGGCCTCGTTGGCCGAGCGACTGCAAGTGAAGGAAGACACGCTCCAGGCCGAGCTCGAGAGCGACATGGTACGGATTCGTGCTCTCGCCGCGGCGCAGACGGTACTCCTCTTTGAGGATGACGCTCGCCGTGACCGCGAATGGCGATCTGATGATGAGGTCGTTCATGTCCGACATGAACTCGCCGCGTACGTTCTGGTCACGGAGGATCTCGAACGGCGGCGCCTGCTTGCGTATCTCAGTCTCGTGTAGCACGACCATGTCGTGACCGAAGTACTTGAACTTCAGACGCTGGACGTCGGGAACGATCTGTCCAACGTAGGTCGGGATGTGGAAGATGCAGAACGCGAGCACGAACACCGGATAGTCCGGGTTGATCTTGGCGAGGCCGTGATCCCCGCTTTCATCAACGTAGACGACGTACTCGGAGAACGGCGGCGCGCCTTCGGGACGCCCAGGCCATCGTGGGGCCCCCTCGCCGCTGAGAGGTACTACAGTCGTCAATTCACGAGCCTCGCTTCTTCAGATTGTGGGCAAAATGTGGGCACGGCATGACGCAACCCCCGTTTCACTGCCCAAGCTGCGCAATGAAACGGGGGTTGCTTGCTCGCATTAAATCGGCCTGACCTGGACTTTTAGAAGTCCCAGTCGTCATCCTCGGTGGCCACGGCCTTGCCGATCACGTATGACGAGCCAGAGCCCGAGAAGAAGTCGTGGTTCTCGTCGGCGTTCGGCGAGAGCGAGGACAGGATCGCCGGGTTCACGTCGGTGACGCTCGACGGGAACATGCCCTCGTAGCCGAGGTTCATCAGCGCCTTGTTGGCGTTGTAGTGCAGGAACTTCTTGACGTCCTCGGTCAGGCCGACGGCGTCGTAGAGGTCCTGCGTGTACTGCACCTCGTTGTCGTAGAGCTCGTACAGCAGGCTGAAGGTGTAGTCCTTCATCTCGTCGCGCGCGGCCTGGTCGACCTTCTCGAGACCCTTCTGGAACTTGTAGCCGATGTAGTAGCCGTGCACGGCCTCGTCGCGGATGATGAGCCGGATGAGGTCGGCCGTGTTCGTCAGCTTGGCGTGCGACGACCAGTACATGGGCAGGTAGAAGCCCGAGTAGAACAGGAAGCTCTCGAGCAGTGTCGAGGCGACCTTGCGCTTGAGGGGGTCGTCGCCGCGGTAGTAGTCCATGACGATCTGCGCCTTGCGCTGCAGGTTCTCGTTCTCGAGCGACCAGCGGAACGCCTGGTCGATCTCCTCCGTCGAGCACAGCGTCGAGAAGATCGACGAGTAGCTCTTCGCGTGCACCGACTCCATGAACGCGATGTTCGTGTAGACGGCCTCCTCGTGAGGAGTGATCGCATCCGGGATCAGCGAGACCGCGCCCACCGTGCCCTGGATGGTGTCGAGCAGGGTCAGGCCCGTGAACACCCGCATCGTGAGCGTCTGCTCCTGCGGGGTGAGCGTGTTCCACGACTGGATGTCGTTGGACAGCGGCACCTTCTCCGGCAGCCAGAAATTGTTCACGAGGCGGTTCCACACCTCGACGTCCTTGTCGTCGTCGATGCGGTTCCAGTTGATCGCCTGGACGTGATCCAGGAGCTGAAGCTTCTCACTCATGTGTTCGATATCTCCGAAATTCCCTGATCAGGCGGTCAAAGTGTGCAGCTGACGCAGCCCTCCACCTCAGTGCCCTCGAGGGCCATCTGGCGGAGTCGGATGTAGTAGATCGTCTTGATGCCCTTGCGCCATGCGTAGATCTGGGCCTTGTTGATGTCGCGCGTGGTGGCGGTGTCCTTGAAGAACAGCGTGAGCGACAGGCCCTGGTCGACGTGCTGCGTCGCGGCGGCGTACGTGTCGATGACCTTCTCGTAGCCGATCTCGTACGCGTCCTGGTAGTACTCCAGGTTGTCGTTCTGCATGAACGGCGCCGGGTAGTACACGCGCCCGAGCTTGCCCTCCTTGCGGATCTCGATCTTCGACGCGATCGGGTGGATCGAGCTCGTCGAGTTGTTGATGTACGAGATCGAGCCCGTCGGCGGCACGGCCTGCAGGTTCTGGTTGTAGATGCCGTGCTTCTGGATCTGCTCCTTCAGCTCGGCCCAGTCGGCCTGCGTCGGGATGTGGTGGCCCTCGAACATCTGCGCGACCTTGGCGGTCTGCGGCACCCACTCCTGCTCGATGTACTTGTCGAAGAACTCACCCGTTGCGTAGGTCGAGTTCTCGAAGCCCTCGAACGCGACGCCGCGGTCCTTCGCGATCTCCATCGACGCGCGCAGCGCGTGGAAGAGGACCGTGTAGAAGTAGATGTTCGTGAAGTCGATGCCCTCTTCCGAACCGTAGAACACGCGCTCGCGGGCCAGGTAGCCGTGCAGGTTCATCTGGCCGAGGCCGATCGCGTGCGAGCGGTCGTTGCCGTCCTCGATCGAGCGGACCGACTGGATGTGGCTCTGGTCGCTCACCGCGGTCAGGGCGCGCACCGAGGTCTCGACCGTCTGGCCGAAGTCCGGCGAATCCATCGCGAGGGCGATGTTCAGCGAACCGAGGTTGCAGCTGATGTCCTTGCCGATCTGGTCGTACGACAGGTCGGTGTTCAGCGTCGTCGGGGTGTTCACCTGCAGGATCTCGCTGCAGAGGTTCGACATGTTGATCCGCCCCTCGATGGGGTTGGCGCGGTTGACCGTGTCTTCGAACATGACGTACGGGTAGCCCGACTCGAACTGGATCTCGGCCAGCGTCTGGAAGAACTTGCGCGCGCCGATCTTCGTCTTCTTGATGCGCGGGTCGTCGACCATCTCGCGGTACTTCTCGCTGACGGAGATGTCGCCGAACGGCACACCGTAGACGCGCTCGACGTCGTACGGCGAGAACAGGTACATGTCCTCGTCGTTCTTCGCGAGCTCGAACGTGATGTCGGGGATGACGACGCCGAGCGACAGCGTCTTGATCCGGATCTTCTCGTCGGCGTTCTCGCGCTTGGTGTCGAGGAACTTCATGATGTCGGGGTGGTGTGCCGACAGGTACACGGCGCCGGCGCCCTGACGCGCGCCGAGCTGGTTCGCGTAGCTGAACGAGTCCTCCAGCAGCTTCATGACGGGGATGATGCCGCTCGACTGGTTCTCGATCTGCTTGATCGGAGCGCCGGCCTCGCGGATGTTGCTGAGCAGGAGGGCGACGCCGCCGCCGCGCTTCGACAGCTGCAGCGACGAGTTGATGCCGCGCGAGATCGACTCCATGTTGTCCTCGATGCGCAGCAGGAAGCAGCTGACGAGCTCGCCGCGCTGCGCCTTGCCGGCGTTGAGGAAGGTCGGGGTCGCCGGCTGGAAGCGGCCGGAGAGGATCTCGTCGGTGAGCTTCCACGCGAGGTCCTGGTCGCCGTCGGCGAGCGCGAGGGCCGTCATCACGACACGGTCCTCGAAGCGCTCGAGGTAGCGCTTGCCGTCGAAGGTCTTCAGCGTGTAGCTCGTGTAGTACTTGAACGCGCCGAGGAACGTCTCGAAGCGGAACTTCTTGGCGTACGCGAAGTCGTTGAGCTTCTCGACGAACTCGAACGGGTACGCGTCGATGACGGCGCCCTCGTAGTACTCCTTCTCGACGAGGTAGTCGAGCCGCTCGCGGAGCGAGTGGAAGAACACCGTGTTCTGGTTGACGTGCTGCAGGAAGTACTCCCGCGCCGCCCGCTTGTCCGCCTCGAACTGGATGTTGCCTTCCTGGTCGTACAGGTTCAGCATCGCGTTCAGCGCGTGGTAATCGAGGCCCTCGAACGCGGGGTTGTGCTTGAAGTCGGCGACCTGGCCGGTCACTTCTGTCGCTTCCACCATTGTTCCAATCCGTCGCTCACACGAGCGACGTCGTCCGCCGTGCCGAATAGTTCGAGCCGGTACAGGTGCGGCACGTCGCACTTGCGGCTGATGATGTCTCCGGCGATGCAGAAGCCTGCCCCGAAGTTGGTGTTGCCCGCGGAGATGACCCCGCGGATGCCCTGGCGATTGCGTTCGTCGTTCAAGAACCGAATGACCTGCTTCGGAACGGCGCCGTTGCCGTCCCCGCCGCCGTAGGTCGGAGTGACGAGCACGTAGGGTTCGTCGACCCGCAGCGGCTCGTCGCCGCGATGGAGGGGGATGCGCTCGGCCCGCAGGCCGAGCTTGTCGATGAATCTTGCGGTGTTCCCCGACACGCTCGAGAAGAACACCAGGAGCGGCACTTCGACCGCCGTGGCCGCCGCACTCAT